ACCCTACTGGTCTGTCACAATGCAGTGCATGACCTCACTTGGATATGGGAGTGTGGCTTTAAGTATGAGGGTAAGATATACGACACCATGTTAGGTGAGTACATACTTAACAAGGGTGTAAAGTCCCCACTTAACTTAGGCTTTGTATCTGCACAGTACCAACTGGAAGAGCAGAAGCTGGATACTATGTCTGACTACTGGAAGTCTGGCACATCTACAAAGGACATTCCCTTTGACGAGTTGGACGAGTACCTACGCTACGACTTGCGCTCTACTCTTGGTGTCTACAAGAAACAGATGGATAGGTTTGCTACGGAAGAGAACAGTAGTATGCAGTCTGTTCTTGATATTACTATGGATACTTGCTTTGAACTAGCATTGATCTACAAGCGTGGAATCAAGGTAGACTTAGTAGAGTTGAACAAAGTAAAGACTGAGTTTGAGGAGGAGAGGGCTGCACTATCAGAGGAACTACATGAGTTTGTAGCTGAGTTGATGGGGGATTCACCTGTAAACATTAACTCACCAGAGCAGCTATCAGCATTGGTGTTCTCCCGTAAGCCTGTGGATAAGAAGCTGTGGGCTTTAAGTGTTAACGTATTCATGTCTGACTCTGCATTCAAGGATGCTATGAAGTCTCAGTGTGGCCCTGTCTATAAGACTAAGGCTAGCAAGTGTGTAATATGCAATGGCACTGGCATGGTTCAGCATCTTACTAAGAAGGGTACGCCCCGTAAGAACAAGAACATCTGCAAAGAATGCAATCGAATGGGCTATACCTTAAAGAACACTAGGGAGTTGGCAGGTCTTAAGTTCACACCACCCAAGGCTACATGGGCTAGTGCTAGTGGATTCAGTACAGGTAAGGGAATACTTGAGACACTAGAGGCTACAGCTAGAGGCAAGGGCATGGAGCGTGAGGGTAACTTCTTGAAGAAGCTTCGTAGACTTAACGCTATTGAATCTTACCTGTCCTCCTTTGTAGGTGGCATAGAGAAGTACACCAAGGCAGATGGTATGCTACATGTACAGTTAACTCAGCACATAACATCCACAGCTAGACTGTCAGGTCGTAATCCTAACATGCAGAACATGCCTAGAGGCGGTACGTTCCCTGTTAAACGTGTGTTCATATCACGATGGAAGGGTGGAAAGATAATGGAGGCTGACTTCGGACAGCTAGAGTTTCGTGTAGCTGCGTACCTATCTCAGGATAAGGTAGCTATCAAGGAAGTCATTGAAGGATTTGATGTACACCAATACACGGCTGACATTATAACCAATGCAGGACAGGCAACAGGCAGACAGAATGCTAAGATGCATACCTTCGCCCCGTTGTATGGAGCATCGGGCTATGGTCGTACACCAGCAGAGGCTGAGTATTATACTCACTTCATGCATAAGTATCGGGGTATATGTGATTGGCACAAGCGTCTAGCAACAGAGGCTTTGTCTGAGAGAAAGATTACAACACCTTCGGGTAGGCAGTTTGCTTTCCCTGATGTGTCAAGGAGGCGTGATGGTACTGTTACAAACTTTACCATGATTAAGAACTATCCTGTTCAGTCATTTGCTACGGCAGATATAGTGCCAGTTGCACTGCTGATGATGGAGAAAGTAATGAAAGAGCGAGGGCTAATATCTTGCATAGTTAATACAGTTCATGATAGTATGGTTATAGATGTACACCCTGACGAGCAGACAGAAATGCTAGAAGTAGTAGCAGAAGTAGAGAGTAAGTTAGTAAGCACAGTAAATAAGCTGTGGGATATTGATTTTAACTTACCTCTATCACTAGAAGCTAAGATGGGTAACAACTGGTTAGATCAAGTAGATTGCTAATAGCAAAGAGGAATTTAGTATGAGTGAAGTAGCTTTAAACCAAGTAAGTCAAGAAGAGTTAATGCGCCTAACAGGTATGGCTAACGAGTTAGGGGGTGGTGGTTCTAAGAACAAGCTACCTCGACTACGTTTGTGGCATACCCCATTGATGGGTGTCGTTGATGTAGCAGGTAAGAAGAAGAAGATGGAGGTAGTAGAAGCAGGGCAGTATCGTTTAGAGCAGGAGGACGGAACCTTTGCGTATGCACCAGAGGCTAACGTCCGATTCTATCTGCAAACTTTTATGTATAAGCGTTACATCAGTGACCCTTCTAACAGCCGTTATGTTAAGACTCTAATGCATGATGATCTTAACTCTGATCTTAAAGATACAGATGGTGGGTTTAACTGCGGTAAGCCAGCAGGTTTCATTGAAGACTGGAACTCTGTACCTACAGAGATGAAGGATCTTATTAAGTCTGTTAAGCGTGTCCGTGTACTGTTTGGGGAGGTCAACCTGATCAATCCTATAGACGAGAAGGGAGAGGGCATTGATGTACCATCTACCCCATTCATCTGGGAAGTAGATAATCGTGAGGCATTCAAGACCTTTGGAGATTCATTCAAAGAGATTGCCAAGCGAGGTCGTTCATTCATTCAGTATGGTATTAACGTAAGTACCATAGAGCGTGAGATGAACAATGGTCAGTCCTACTTTGTACCCAAGGTAGATGTTGACTTCTCTTCTGACCTAGCTATTAACGAGCATGTCCTAACCATGCACCGCAATAGTACTGAGTGGATCACGCAGTACAATGACTACATCAACTCAGAGTTTACTGCTAAGGCAGTGGAGACTTTGAACAGTGCTGATGAAGGCTTAGTGAATGAGTTTATAGATGTGGAGTAAACATGAACATACACGAATTAATGGTACAAAAATATCTTAATAGTGTAGTGGCAGGGAAGGGTGGCATGAGCCGCCCTGTCCTTGACTTCATGGTTAACGATGTTAAATTAGCCCTAGAAAAGCAACTCGTAGACAAGCGTAACCCTGACTTCAGGTTGCGTATGTCAAACATAGGTCGTTCTTATTGCCAGCTTTGGTTTGATAAGAACCAGCCAACAGATGCTCTACCATTTCCAAACAGCTTCTTAATAAACATGATCCTCGGTGATCTTGTAGAAGCGATCATGAAAGGTATCCTCACTGAGGCTGGTGTAATATGGCAGGATGGTGAACACTTAAAGCTTAACTTAGGTAAGCATGTTATCAATGGTACGCCTGACCTAATCATTGATGGTGCTGTATGGGATATTAAATCCTGTAGTCCTTGGGCGTATGCTAACAAGTGGATAGACTTTGCTACTGTAAAGGATCATGATTCCTTCGGGTATGTAGGGCAGCTAGTAGGGTACAGTAGGGCGTTAGACTTAGACGCAGGTGGTTGGATAGTTATCAACAAAGCAAATGGTCAGTTCAAGTTTATAACTGCTGACGGCATTGATATGCAAGCTGAGTTAGATATACTAGAGGCTAAGGCTAATCGCATAGTAGATGGTGCAGACTTTGAAAGATGTTATGAACCTATCAAAGAAACATTCCGTAAAGTAGAAACAGGTAACCTAAAGCTAGGTATAGAGTGTGGCTTCTGTCAACACAAGTACAAGTGTTGGGATACCTTAGTAGAGAAAGAATCCATACCATCAAAAGCCAAGGTACGCCCTATGGTTAATTACATCCACATAGAAGAGGAAGTAGCAGCATGATTGATATGACAGAGAATGACTTTGGAGTAATACTACGGCCTGTTCTCGGTGAGAAAGAAGAGTGGGTGGGTGATGTGCAAGTATCTGTGTTTAGCAATCTAATGCCTGATGTAGATGATGAAACTCATGCACAGTTAATGTTTCTAGCCTATAAAATGTCAGCAATGGTGCAGTTCTGTCAGGACAATGTAGAGTTTGATGAAGCCCTTGAAGATTATACTATGGATATGGTAGATGATTTAGGTTTAGATGATATACAGTCTGATAAAGCCCCATCAACTAGGATAACAGGGAGGGATGGAAACGTCATAACACTAGACTTCAATACTAAATGCGAGGGGGAAGGATAATGAATGTAGTACCAGAGTTAGCTGCCAACCTAGATGATGCACTAGAGGATTTAGTTAATCACCCTAATCATTACAAGTCGGAGGGAGTTAGTGGGGTAGAGTGCATTGATGCTATACAGTCAGCATTAAGTGCGGAAGAGTTCCAAGGTTTCTGTAAGGGTAACATAATCAAGTACACATGGAGGGCTAACAAGAAGCAAGACGCACGTACTAACCTAGAGAAGTGCCGTTGGTACATCAATAAACTATTGGATAACTTAGTATGAGATACCCCATACGAAAAGAAAAGAAACCTAAGCACCGAAAGGTAACGCCTAGCATACTAGGTAAAACATGTGGACTAGATTGTAAGGTCATACCACCAGCACCTTACCAATCATGGAGTGATTATCTTGCCATGAATCGTGACCAGCCAAAGCCCTACCGATCATGGTTAGAGTTTAGGTTGTTTGCTGACGGCCCTATGAAGGATGTAGACTACGAACCCATCAAGGTGGACTATGAGGTTGTAGAGAATAGGAAGTACACACCCGATGGGGTGATGGGTAACGTATGGTTTGAGGTCAAGGGTAGATTCAGAACACGACATGAAATGGATAAGTACATTCATGTGCGTAGATCAAACCCAATGGCTGTCATAGTATTCGTACTACACTCAGAGAACGTAGCACTTCCTGGCGCACAGAAGCGTAAGAATGGAACACGTAGATGTATGGAAGACTGGCTGCTAGAGAACGACTTCGCCTATACTTACGAGAGTAAGATGGAACACTTCATGAATAACTTTAATCAGGTATCTGCTTAGTGGAATACATAATGGTAGTAGTAATGGGTTCCCTATTTCTTTACACAATATTTTGGGGATAGGTATTGACATTTAGCTTTCAATCAGTATAACTGTACAACCCTTTAACTTAACAGGACAGCAAATGGAAACATCAAATCAAATACTTAGCGACATAACAGTCTTCTCTAAGTATGCAAAGTACATTCCAACCTTACAAAGGCGAGAGACTTGGAGTGAGCTAGTAACCCGTAACAAACAAATGCACATTCGTAAGTACCCACATATGGTGGAAGACATTGAAAGTGCATACAAGTTTGTGTATGAGAAGAAAGTATTACCCTCTATGCGTTCACTACAGTTCGGTGGCGCACCTATAGAGTTAGCACCTAACCGAATCTTTAACT